CAAAATTAGTATTGCCTGGATATGATATGCAAAATGAAAAGGTAGATACAGCAATCGAGCATTTTACTAATATTGCCGCAGAGAAGGCTGAAACGAAATCTGGTAATCAGTTTATATTATATGTAAATACTGGACCAGATCACTTCTTACATGCAAAAATTTATGCAGATATTGCTAGTGGTGGAGCAGAATATTTACCAACAGGTGGTACTGCTGCACCAATTAGTAATCCTCGTGGTGAAAGAGGATATAAGAGGACTAAATCTGGTATATATGTTCCTGCGAGATCGGATAAATTTGCTGAAGGAATGCATGGTCGAAATAGAACAAGCAGAAATAGAACTAAGAGAAGGAGGTAATATCTAATGGCAGATAATAGGCAACAGATGCCAGATCTTGATAGATCATATCATATATTGCTTGGTGGCAAGAAGATTGTTGCTACTATGGGTGCTGATAATAAGATGCACTATGATCACGAAGCAATAAATGAAGTGATACAAGAAATGATTGCAGGTCAGTCTGGTAAAATATCTGGTCATTTTAATACTACAGCACAGGTAGTATATCGATATGATTCTACGAGAAAGACTACACATGATAATATGTGGACTCTTTGGAAGAATAATCCACTTATTCAGAATCGTATCAATCAGATGAATGCATTAGTATTTGGTAAAGGTCTTAAATGGGTATATGACGAAAAGACTGATGAAATTATTAAGAGATTTTGGCGGATTAATAGACTTAGGTCTAAGCTTAATTCACTTAATACTGATGCACAGTTATATGGTGAGGTGTACATTGGATTATATCCACAGGATACAGGTGATGTATTAATATCATTCTATGAATCTCGTCAGATAGATATTGATTTTGATCCTGCAGATATAAACAAGATCAATAGATATATCATTACATATAAGGATGATGAAACTGGTAAAGAAGAACAGTTTGATATGATGCCTATTGAGACATATCTTAATGAGATTGAGTTTGCAAATGCGGTTAATATGAGTGTCACAAGAAGAGTGCGTAAAGCATTAGGACTTAATGGTGCTGCTAAAGTTAAGGGTAAGGGTATTATGTGCCATATTAAGTTCAATAATTCTACAAGTGAGGTATATGGTACATCAGATTTCTATCAGGTATCAGATCTTGTACAGGATTATATGGATTTTGTTGGTGATAGATTAACTATTCATCAATTATATGGTGCACCTGCTTTTGATATTACAATTGATACAGATGATCCACAGGTAATTGAGGATCGTATTGAGGAATTGGCAGGATTTACTATTGGTAGCAATCCTGTACATAATAAGCAGGAAGAATGGAAGCCACTTACTATTGGTAATAATGTAATGCAACCTACTGCAGATGATAAGATCCTTCGTGGATTGATTGCCGCAGGTATGTCATTTCCAGAATTTATGTTGTTCAACCAAGTTGAGGAACATGGTAATGGATCTGATAATAATACATTTGCAATCACACATCTTGCACAGGATAGACAGGATGCATTTGAGGAAGCATTAACTGATATACATAAGGTTGTTATTGCTTGTGCAGGTGGTGATATTTCTAGTATTGATGATGGACAATTAATATTCCCTGAAATCGATACTATGTCAGAGAAAACAAAAGCAGAGACATATGTACTTAAAGTTGGTGCAAATCTGTGTTCAAGAAGAACCGCATCAATGAATATGGGACATAATTGGGATGTTGAAGCACAGCAAATTCAAGAAGAAACAGAAATGTTTGGTCAGTTGGCTGATAATTCAGATTTTGCAGGAAATCTTGGTGGCAGATTTACAAGTAGAGAAAATAATCCTGCAAGTGAAAATGCAGATTCTGCAGATGATGGTACTAGAGATCGTCAGCGTAGAAATGATGCTACAAGGGTAGATACTACTGCGGTAGTAACAGGAGAGAAGAGGGATTAATCTATGGCATTTAATACAATTATTGATTATATAATTGAACAGGCTGATAGATATGATATCAAG